GGGCTGGTCTAATAAACCAGCCCTTTTTACATATGACAGTAATCAATAAACGCCTGGTATCTGAAAACGCTGCCATTGGCCAGAAGCAGTACTGGCATGACCACGACGACGGCTCCGTGACAATCCAGACGGTGCAAGATGTTGAGGACGTTGCCGAGTCCAACAAGCAAAGTTTTAATCAAGTGGATGAGCGGGCTAACTGGAATGGTGACATGCACAAAGTTGCATCCATACCGATGGCCATATTTTATGACTTGAAGCGCAAAGGCATCTTAGATGATCCTGCGGCCATGAAGAAATGGCTCAATGATTCGGACAACCGCGTGTTCCGCACGCGGCCAGGAACTGTTTAGTCATGGCTTACGAACCAAAGCACATTCACGAGGGTATGATCTAGACCATGGCCATTGACACCTACACCAACCTTCAGACGACCATCGGCGACTGGTTAAACCGCGACGACTTGTCGGCGGTTATACCCACGTTTATCACCTTGGCCGAGGCTGGCATGGAGCGTGTTTTGCGCACGCGTCAGATGATGACCAGGTCAACAGCGACCATTGATACGCAGTACAGCGCGGTGCCGGCTGACTTCCTGGAGATCAGCACAATCAAGATCACCAGCACAACGCCCATCCAGCCTTTGACTTTTTACCGTCGCGAGGACATGGACGCAAACGATGCGCAGACATCTAGCGCGTCGGGCAAGCCTATATTTTTCACGGTGTCTGGTAACCAAATACGAGTCAGCCCCAAGCCAGACGGTTCATACACAGCAGAGCTTGACTACTACGCCAAGATCGCCAAACTGTCCGGGGCGGTGGCTACCAACTGGATTCTGACGTCGCACCCAGACGCCTATCTGTATGGCGCACTGCTACAGGCAGCGCCCTACCTGAAGGACGACGAGCGGGTTGGTATCTGGACCACCTTGTACGCGGCAGCCGTCGAGGCCATGAAGCAGGCGGACGAGCGATCAGCAACATCAGGCGGGGCACTGAACGTGCGCACAGCATCATTCGGAGTGAGATAAATGTCATCATTTAACGACTACACGGAAAGCCTTGTACTTAACTGGCTTTTCACAACCAACAGCGCGACGCGGCCAACAGCCTGGTATGTGGGCCTATTCACCTCAGCGCCAAGCGACACAGGCGGCGGCACCGAGGTGTCAGGTAGCGCATACGCACGGAAGGACACCGGCACCATAACCGTATCCGGTACGGCTACCGCAGCCACCAATAGCGCGGCCATCGAGTTTGCTGCGGCGTCTGGCGGTAACTGGGGCGACATTGGATGGGCCGCAGTGTTTGACGCGTCAAGCGGCGGCAACATGCTGGCGTGGGCACCGCTCACCACATCACGCACCATTAACGACGGTGACGTTTTCCGCATCCCAGCTGGCAGCTTAACTATCACACTAACCTAAGATGGCGGCGTATGGCTCCGGCCCTTACGGCGGGGGCAATTATTCGTTTGGCATTAGCCTCGGTGAGGCGTCGATTGAAGGTGTCAGCAGCGTAGGCGCGGATGGATTGCGTATAGCAATTGGCGATGTTGCGGTTAACAGCGAATCGTCGGTTGTTGTTGATGGAGTTCGGGTCGCGTTTATGAGCGCAACGGTGGCCATCAACGCGGAGATGGTTGTCGGGGCCAACGTTATTATTGACCAGGCACTCTCCATCTACTGCGCGTCTCAACTTGGCGTCAGTGGCGGCCGGGTTCGCAACTTTGGCTTTAATGTGCGGGGTGCATCATCCGCGACGTGTTTTGCGCGTCTAAAATGGGAGCAAGAGTCGGACACCAACGAGTCATGGTCTGAGATTGCAGACGGCAGCACGACCTGGACTCCAATTGCCGACACCACAGAAACATGGCAAATTGCCGCGTGAGGTAAAAAATGGCTGATACCACAACCACCAATCTTTCCCTAGTCAAACCAGAAGTAGGGGCAAGTGCAGACACATGGGGCACAAAGGTCAATACGGACCTAGACACCGTTGACGCAATTTTCTCCAGCGATGGCACGGGGACATCTATCGGTCTAAAGGTCGGAGCCGGCAAGACTTTGGCTGTCTCTGGCACGCTGACGGCCACAGGCACATCAACATTTAATGGTTTTGCTCCGGTCACTGTAGACGCACTGGGTGTCACCATCTCGGAGCAGACCAGCGCCACCGGCAGCGCGAAAATACCCACTGGAACGGAGGCCCAGCGTGATGGCTCGCCCACTGCTGGCCACTTCCGATTTAACAGTGACACAAGCTCTTTCGAGGGGTACTCTGGGGCAGCCTGGGGGTCTGTTGGTGGTGGCGCGACAGGTGGCGGCAATGACGCGGTGTTTGTGGAAAACGACCAAACAGTGACCACGGACTACACCATCAATACGAACAAGAACGCAGCATCCACTGGCCCCATCGCGATTGACAGCGGCATCTCAGTCACCGTCCCTACCGGCTCACGCTGGGTTATTAGTTAAGGTTTATATGGCAATTATATTAAATGGGACAACTGGCATTACAACGCCTGACATTGACTCAACAGCTGGATTTGATGGTGAAGATTTAACAGGTGATATTGCTGCTGCACGTATCACTGGCGCATTAAACGCCACAGGTTCAGCCCCTGTATATGCTTGCAGGGCTTGGGTTAACTTCAATGGTACTAGCACGGTGGCTATTAGGGCTAGTGGGAATGTTAGCACTATTACCGATAACGGCGCTGGTGACTACACGGTCAACTTTACGACTTCGATGCCAGACACCAATTACGCAATCATCGGGTCAACTGGAACTGACAGTAACACTAATCCGCCCTCAACATTTAATATCAACAGGATTCGCGCCAGCGGCAATCATGTCGATTCAACCACATCAGCGGTACGAGTAACTGTTGACCCATCTTCAAACGGAGATTCTAAATATGTCAGCGTTGCCATCTTCCGCTAAGGATTAATTATGAGTAAATTAAAACTAACAACTCTAGCGACCCAAGATGACAGCGCAAGCGTACCGGCAGACACAATTGTCAACATCATAGCTAATTTTTAAAGAAACCATCATGGACAACAAACGAATTATCTTCTCAAATGACGAAGGCGGTGTTTCAATCATCGTACCAGCACCGGGCGCAACTTTAGAGCAATGTCTCAAAGCAGTGCCTACTGGTAAAGATTATCAAGTGGTAGATGTGGCTGATGTGCCCTCTAACCGCACATTCCGCAACGCATGGGAGATGACATGATTACAGTGAATATAGGCAAAGCCAAAGACATTGCACATGATGTCCGCCGCGCTGCTCGTTCAGTTGAGTTTGCTCCGCTGGACATTAAAGCAACCATTCCCTCAGAAGCCCTAGCAGCTGAAGAAGCTCGTGCTGTTGTTCGCACCAAGTATGACGATATGCAAACAGCCATTAACGCGGCAACTACAGCAGACGCAATTAAGGCAGCAATGCCACAGGGGGCTTAATGAGTAAAGTAGCGATAACCGGCAACGCCTCCGGCACAGGTGTTTTTACAGTAGCCAGCCCCAACAGCAATGTTGACCGAGTGCTCACGTTGCCTGATGAAACGGGGACGGTAGATACGTTGCAGCGAAGTGGTAATGTAATTCAGGTGGTGAGCACAACAAAAACAGATAGTTTTAGTATGTCAGGGGCTACTTTTACCGATGTAACTGGGTTGTCTGTAAGTATTACGCCAACAGATGTTGCTAATAAAATTTATGTTATATATTCTATAACTTTGGCAGGGCAGAGTGGGGCAGCGGCCACCGTTTTTCAATTAGTTCGTGATTCAACCGATATTGTAAAAGGGGATGTCAATGGCTCTAGACCAAGGTATACAGGGTCAACTCCTTATATTCCTGACCCAAATGCACAAGCATCCGTTGGTGGTAATTTTTTAGATTCTCCAGCGACTACGTCTGCGGTAATCTACAAAATACAAATTGCTTCTTCAGGTGCTGTATCCTCATATGTAAATAGGTCGCAAAATTATGCAAACAGCACTAATAATTATGATGGAACTAGTACCTCGACAATTACAGTAATGGAGATTTCAGGATGATTGATTACTCGTTAATTCTTGTTACAAACTATGTTGGCTCTAAATGGTCATTGAATGGTATTTCTTATGATGGTTTTACTTGGTTAGACAGCACGCCAAAACCAACGCAATCCGAACTAGATGCCCAATGGGTAGACGTACAAGCAGCAGAACTCCAAAGCCAAGCTAACGCAACAGCCCAAGCCTACCTAGCCTCAACAGACTGGATGGTGCTAAGGCAAGCAGACAGTGGCGAGGTTATACCTAACAACATCAAAGACGCACGCGCTGCGGCTCGACTGGAGATTAAGCCATGACCTTTGAACAATGGTTTGCCTCATTAGACGGTGGCTATGACAGCTACGAAGACTTATTAAAAGAGTGCTGGGAAGCGGCGCAACAACAGGAGACAACTAATGTCTAACGGAACAATTGCAGTAAGTCAGTTAGAAATGTTGACCCAAAGTGGTACTGGCACAATAACAATTAACCCGCCCAATACCGACACCGACCGAGTGCTCACGTTGCCTGATGTAAGTGGTACGGTAGTTTCCACTGGAAGCGCTGCTGTTGTAACTGAAACTATGTTGGCAGCAGCAGTTGTTCCATTAGGTGTTGGGCAGACTTGGCAGAACGTTACAGCAAGTAGGGCCTCAGGAACGACATACACAAATAGCACTGGACGGCCTATGTGTATTACAGCCACAGCAGTGAGCGGGACGAGTTCAGGGTTATTTGCGACAGTGGCGGGTGCTGAGATAGCACGGCAGTATTCCGCCATAACGGGGGGGCAATTTTACCCTGCTATTACATTTATAGTTCCAGTCGGCGCAACTTATTCGATTTCACTGGTGGTGGTGGGAACATTCAGACAATGGTTTGAACTTCGTTAAAAGGATAAAGCATGAAAAATTACATCGACTCTGTTACAAAAGAAGTTTACGCCTACGAGTCTGACGGCTCTCAGGATGAATTCATCAAAGACGGCTTAGTGCCTATCAGTGATGCAGACTTGGCAGCATTAAGAGCCTCACAAGTAACCCCGCCAACCTACCAAGAGTTACGTGCCTCAGCATATCCTCCAGCAACTAACTACTTAGACGCAATAGTCAAAGGCGACACAGCACAAGCGCAGGCATACATTGATGAATGTCTGGCAGTAAAGGCTAAGTATCCTAAATGACTTATCTAGCGCTTGGCGGCTGGTACATCGCAGCTAGCGCCCTTGGCTTCTACATTCTCTGGATTTTTTACCTTGCAGTGATGAACCTGAAAAGGGTCAAGGATGCCGGTCTGATGACCAAGACCGCAATGGTGTTTGGTTACCCGATTTTGCTTGCAGGGTGGCTGGTTGACTTTATAATCAACGCAATGGTTTTAACGTTGATACTGATCGAGTGGCCTAAAGAAATGACGGTAACTGCTCGTTTAAAGCGTCACAACGCAACAAGCACTGGCTGGCGCAAAGCTGTAGCAGTGTGGTTTGAACCTTTGTTAGACCCTTACGACCCCAGCGGAGACCATATTTAAAATGGAAAACATAGACCCGATTCAATACGGCCGTTTGATTGCTCAAGTTGAGAACTTGACAACTAAAGTCGAGTCTATGGATACAGACATTAAAGAGCTGCTTGCCCTGGCGAACAAAGGGCGTGGTGGTTTTTGGATGGGCATGACAATCGCATCTATGTTTGGTGGTGTTCTTACCTGGGCTTTGGGCCACTTTAGGTAATGCTGCTAGAGCTTGCTGCTGCCAACGCAGCCTTTGCTGTCATAAAAGAAACCATCGCCAACGGTGGCGACATCATGTCGGCAGGTCAGCACATCTTTAAGTTCTTTGACTCCAAGTCAGAGATTTCCAAGAAGGCAAGCGGATCAGGCTCAGACTCAGAGGCATTCTTTGCGCTTGAGCAAATCAAGCAGCACGAGATACAGATCAAAGAAATGTTCATCTACCAAGGCCGGCCAGGCCTGTGGGATGAGTGGCTTTCATTTCAGGTGGAGGCCCGAAAAACCCGCGAGGCGGTGGCTCGCGCTATAGTTTTAAAGAAGCGCAAGCGCATACGGGCAATTAAAGACGTGCTGACTGGCATTACAGTGTTCTTGTTGGGTGTAACAGGCATTGGGGTGGCGCTGCTAATCGCGTGGGTTGTTGTAACAAAGGTGATTAAATGATCCCAATACTGACTTCTCTTATATCACTAGGCAGCACGTGGATGGAGGGCAAGCAAAAGCAAGCCGAAGCCCAGTCTGCCGCTGCCATCGTTGGCATCCAAGCCCAGGCCGACATACAGAAGGCCAAGGCAATTTCAGCGACTCGAATGGCGGAGTCTGGCCAAGCGCAGGACTTTGACTTAGACAAGATTGCTATGGAGCAAATGGCTAAGTCTTGGAAGGACGAATTCTTGTTGATTGTGTTCCTGGCGCCTATGATTATGGCGTTCATCCCATCGCTGGCGCCTTACTCGTTAAACGGTTTTGAGATTATTGACAAGATGCCAGAATGGTACAGGTACATCATTATTGGGATGGTTATCGTCATCTACGGCCTGCGTGGCATGGTTAAGCAGCTGGCGGCCAGCAAACTGAGTCTGCCCAAATAAAAGGAGTACGTCATGTCGTTCTGGCTACCTGTTGTTTTTATTTGTCTCAGTGGCGGCAATTGCGGGTTTGCTAACGGCAGCTTAACGGCGACAGCCAGCCAGTGTGAGAAGACGAATTACGCCGTCAGACAGAAGCTGGCCACAGACCTAGATGTTGCAAGTTTTAAACTTGTCTGCATACAAATAAAGAAGGACGAATTTATATGATGCTCACAAAAAACTTTTCACTTGAAGAGCTGACAAAATCACAGACAGCCATCAGGTTGGGCATCAACAACCAGCCAGACGACACGCAGCTGTCTAACCTGGTGGCGCTGTGTGAGAGTGTGCTCCAGCCGATTCGCGACCACTACGGGCTGCCTGTGCACATTAGCAGCGGCTTTCGATGCCCAGAGCTGAACACAAAAATAGGTGGGTCGGCAACATCGGACCACTGCCGAGGTTGTGCTGCGGACATCGAAATACCAGGCGTGGACAACCTCATACTGGCAGAGCACATCAACAAGATGAATTTTCGCCAACTGATACTAGAATTCTATGACGGCACACCAGCCTCTGGCTGGGTACATATAAGCTATGACATCGCGGACAATAAGAACCAGGTCCTGACGGCGTTTAAGCAGGGCGGTAGGACAGCCTACAAAGCCGGGTTGATAGCATAATTAAGTCATGCCATCGAACAGACAGCAGGCCCTATCCGCGCCACCAGTCCCAACCCTGCCAAGCGCGCCGGACGAGTATAGTGCGCAAAACACACGGACAAGCTCTGGACTAATCCGCACGTTTATGATCCGGCTGACCAGCGGTCTGCAGTCGCTGTTTGGCCCTGGCGGCGGCCAATACATTGACAATCCAAACGGTTTGTTTTTTAGTACCGCAACGCAAAACATTGCTGTCATCGACACGTCTTACCCTGTTGACTTCAACGTCACAGACTTAAACAACACGGTCACGGTCGTAGACTCTAACAAGATTACCGTCCTAGTGGCTGGCATCTACAATTTTCAATACGCAGCAAATTTGGAGTCAACCAATGCAAGCTCAAAAAACGTCTGGTTTTGGACTAAATTAAACGGTGTAGACACAAGCTATGCACGCATCACAACACTGTCAGGTACGGGCACATATGGCACGGTCAACTGGAATTTTTCTATCAGCATGCAGGCCAATGACTACCTCCAAGTTATGTGGGCGGCAGATGACACTAACGTGCAATTGGTGACCAACGCGGCTAGTGCCCCATACCCCGTGGTGCCGGCATCAATACTGTCTGTCATCTACGTTTCATCGCTACCACCCTGAGATTTTTAACCATGGCATTTATCCCACTCCAAATACCGCCAGGCATCTACCGCAACGGCACAGAGCTGCAAAGCGCTGGGCGGTGGTTTGACGCTAACCTGGTCCGGTTTTATGAGGGCACCATGCGCCCTGTAGGAGGCTGGCGCAAGCGCAGCGACAACACCGTGACCGGTGCAGCTAGAGCGCTCATAACGTGGAAGGACAACAGCGCAGACCCATGGATAGGCATCGGCACACATTCCGGCCTGTACGCCATGCGCATGGATGGCGCTGTGGAGGACATCACGCCAGCCGGCTTTACGACCGGCATTGAGGACGCGACCGTGTTTACGGGCTACGGCAACGGCGTCTACGGCTCGCAGGCATACGGCGTGGAGCGCCAGGGGTACACAACAGTGACCCCAGCAACCATGTGGACGCTGGATACATGGGGCGAGTACCTGGTGGGGTGTAGCAACGCGGACGGCAAGCTGTACGAGTGGCAGCTGGACTTTACAACACCAACGGCGGCGGCCGCAATAGCAAACGCGCCAACCGGCTGTAAGGCCATACTCACAACATCAGAGCGCTTTATATTTGCCCTTGGCGCTGGTGGCAACCCGCGCAAGGTCCAATGGTGCGATCAAGAGGACAACACAGTGTGGACGCCAAGCACCACCAACCAGTCTGGTGATTTTGAGCTGGCCACGACTGGAACACTGATGGCTGGCAAGCGCGTGCGCGGCCTTAGTTTGCTGTGGACCGACGTAGACTGCCACGCCTCCGCCTACATCGGCCAGCCATTTATTTTCAGCTTTGAGAAGATCGGCTCTGGCTGTGGGCTAATCTCACCGCAGGCCGTGGCAATCGTGTCAGACTCTGCCGCGCTCTGGATGAGTAAGTCAGGCTTCTGGATGTACGACGGCTCAATCAAGCCGTTACCGTCCGACGTGAGTGACTACATTTACCGCAACATAAACACGTCGCAGTCCAGTAAGACCTACGCCGTCCACAACAGTGAGTTTGGCGAGGTGTGGTGGTTCTACCCAAGCGCGTCATCCAACGAGGTTGACAGCTACGTGACATACAACTACCGAGAGGGCCATTGGAATATTGGCTTGATGGGTAGGACCTGCGGCACTGGCAGGGGCGCATTTGAAAAGCCGATGATGTTCTCAACCGACGGCTACCTGTACGAGCACGAGGTTGGCTTTGACTACGAGGGTGGCACACTGTACTGCGAGAGTGGTCCGGTCCAGATCGGCGCTGGCGACAACCTGATGGCCGTGCGTGAGCTGATACCGGACGAGCTGAACCAGGGTGAGGTAACCGCGTTGTTTAAGACCAAGCTGTATCCCAACAGCGCCGAATCCAGCCACGGCCCATACTCTATGTCCAATCCGACGAGCGTGCGGTTTACTGCCCGGCAGGTCAAGATGCGGGTCCAGAGCAATGGCAACAACAACTGGCGCGTGGGAACCATGCGAATGGATGCCGTCCAGGGCAGCCGCAGGTGACATAAAATTGACCATGTAGTCAAAACTTACAGAAAGAACACATGGCCGATTTATTTGAAGACGTTGCGAGGTGCCGCACATACATAGAAGCGGCATTAAAATATAGCCAAGGGACGCACACCTTTTCAGACATAGCGGCTGGCTTGCTGAGTGGTAGGTACCAGCTGTGGGCAGGCCAGAATTCTGCTGTCGTCACGGAGATCATTGTCTACCCGCGCATGAGGGACCTTCATTATTTTCTTGCAGGCGGCGACCTCAATGAGCTTAAAGAAATCAGGCCCAGCATTGAGGATTGGGGCAGGAAGAATGGCTGCAGCAGGGTATCGTTGGCCGGAAGGCTGGGGTGGGCTAAGACATTTTTGAAGGACGAGGGGTACGAACCGGCGTGGTTCATACTTAAAAAGGATTTAACAGCATGACAGACGAAGAGCTTTTTCTTTTAGCGCAAGGTGTGCCGCCATTCGGAATGGGTGCCGGATACGCTACGCCAACAGCAATTCCAATGCAATACAACAACACCGGCAGGAACGTGGACCCATCTTTATTGGCGCAGCAGTTAATACTTGGGCAGCAGGCAGCTGGTATGCAGGCTATCCCTCAGGCCAGTCAACAATTTAGCAGGCCATCCTACCAGCCGCTGATGACGCCTGAGACGTACCAGAACTTTTACGCCAACAACCGGCCAGCGGCCAGCATCTACAGCCCGTTAGAGGTGCCAAGGTTTAAACGGTATGTAGAGCCTGCGCCGGCATCTTCAGGCCCTACGGGCGCGGGAGCCAACGCTTTTGGCGGAGGCGGAGGTGGCGGGGGCTATGACAGCGGTTTTGGCGATAGTGGTCTAGGTGGAGTTGCTGGCGATGGCGGCTACGGTTCTGGCCAGGTTGGGTACGATGCAGGCGATATGGGGCATGGTGATGCCAGCTCCCCAGGTGGCAAGGGTATTGTGTGTACGGCTATGAATCAAGCGTATGGTTTTGGCTCTTACCGTAACCGCATATGGCTGGCTTACGCTGCCAAGAATTTAACCAAAGCACATGAGGTTGGATACCACGCCATGTTTTTACCGCTGGTTGATTTGGCTTACCGCAAAGATTTTAAAGTTTTACGGGCTGTGCTTGAAAGCATTGCTCGTCATCGTAGCACTGACCTGCGCGCAGAGATGCGAGGCTTAAAGCGTGACTCGCTGGGTCGCGCATATCGTTTTGTTTTAGAACCGCTGTGTTACGCAGTCGGCAAATTGAAGGGGCACTAATATGTCAAAAGGCGGCGAATCACAGCCAACCACACAAAAGAGCGAGGTAGACCCAGACATAAAGGCTGCATACCTTTCCAACGTTGACTACGCAACGGATGTGGCCAACCAACTTGAACCTATGCAGTACGCCGGATTCAATCCGCAGTACGGAGCTGGCGAGCAGCAGATCATGAATGCGGCCCAAGGCGGCGTTGGTATGCAGAATGTGGATACTGCAGCTAATCTGACGCGTGCTGGCGCTGGCTACGCACCGCAGCAGATTGGCTTTAACCAGGGCATGGTCGACTCGTACATGAACCCGTACACCGACGCTGTGATTAACACAGGTCTGTCTGACTTGGAGAAATCCAGGCAAAGCGCGGTACAGCAGATGGGTCAGCGGGCCACTGCCGCTAAGGCTTTTGGCGGTTCGCGTCAAGGCGTTGCTGAGGCTTTGACAAACCAGCAGTACGGCGACCAGGCAGGCAGCATGATTGCCAACCTGCGCAGCCAAGGCTACACGCAGGCGCTAAACGCTGCGCAGCAGCAGCAGATGGCCAACCAGGCTGCTGGGATGCAGGGCGCTCAGTTCAGGATGGGCGCAGCCCAGCAGCTGGGGCAAATGGGCCAAGCCCAGACAGCCGGCCAGTACCAAGGCGGCCAAGCGATGATGGGTCTGGGCCAGCAGCGACAAGCTGCAGAGCAGCAACGCATGAACGCCGATAGGAACGCGAGCCTTGAGCGTCTTGGTGTGATGCAGGGTGCGCTTGGATTGCAAATGCCAAACATGGGCGGGATGACCACCACCATGAGTCCCAATTACCAAAACACCGGGGCAAACATGATGGGCGGAGCGATGGCTGGTTACAGCATGTTTGGCCCGTATGGTGCCGCAGGTGGCGCGTTGCTAGGCTTACTGTAAGGGGATGATATGAACCAAGGCTTTAATATGCAAGACGTCATGCGCATGGCCATGATGCAACAGGGCCAGGGCGGCCAAGGCGGCCAGCATCGGATGCCTGATGGCTCCATGATGGCCAACTCAGCAATGGGCGGTCAAATGGGTCAAGGCTCAGCGATGACGCAGGATGAGTACATGCGCCTAATGAAGCAAAAACAAATGCAGCAGATGGCCATGCAGATGATGCAAGCCGGTCAACCTGGCGCCCAACAACAAGGCATGCCTATGGGCGGCCTAATGCAATTTATGGGGAAATAATATGGCTGGATTTATGGATATGTTTGGCGGCGGTGATGGCGGCAATAGCGGCAATAGCGGCAATAGCGGCATGTTCGGCGGCATGTTCGGTGGCGGCGATATGTACGGCGACCTGCTAACTGACGAGCAAAAGCAGCGCATGCAGCAGCAGACCATGATGACCATGGCCGCCAAGCTGCTGCAGGCCGGCGGCCCGTCAACTACACCCACCAGCCTTGGCCAAGCCTTGGGTGGTGCGTTTTTGTCTGGCCAAGAGGCTTACGGCAAGGCCGGCCAAAACGCTGTGCAGGGCATGCTGACCAAGCAGAAGATTGAGGAGTACAAACGCCAGCGCGACATCCAGCAAAAAACCCAAGGCATTTTGACGGACTTGCAGCCTTCGCTGACGTCGGCTCCAACGCAGATGCCAACACCAGCGCCAAGCGACATTACATTGGGCGCCACGCCGCAGGCATCAATGCCTGGTACGGCGCAAGGGGCTGCGCCATTAAGCCAGCCCCAGCAAATGATTGCGCGACTGTCTGAAGCCGGTCAGGCCATCATGGCAGTCAATCCGGATCGGGGTGCCCAATACATCAACGCAGCCAAGTCGCTGCAGGATATGAGTCTGCGGGGTCCAGCACGCGATTTAACACCAAGCGAGGTGGCGGCACTTGGACTACCTGTTGGTGCTGTTGCGCAACGCACGTCAAATGGCGAAATTAAAGTCGTGCGCGCACCAGACCTTGACCCAAATGACATCCGGCTGCTTAAGGGTGTCGGACTGGAGCCAACATGGGAAAACTTGCAAAAACTTAAAAAATCTGGCGCATCAAGCACTAACTTTGTCACGCCTCCTGGCCAGACCGTCGGGCGCGATGCTGTGGATAGGGCGTATGCAAAAGATTACCTGCAGTGGACGCAGGGTGGCGGTGCTGACATGACTGGTAACTTGGCACAGATTGGTACGGTGCTGCAACAGCTTGAGCAAGGACGCGAGCTTACCGGCCCAATGATTGGTATCCAGCCCGACTTCATCTTGGCGCTCACGAATCCCAACGCAGCAGACGCAAAGCAGCGCGTCGAAGAGGTTGTGCAGCGTAACTTGCGGACAGTGCTTGGCGCTCAGTTCACCGATAAGGAAGGTGAGCGCCTGATTTCTCGCGCATACAACCCCGCACTATCCCCACAGCAAAACGCTGCACGCCTGCGCCGACTGTACCAGCAGATGCAAATTGCTGCAAATTCGCGCCAAAAGATGGCCCAGTATTTTGGGGCAAAAGGCACCCTTACCGGCTACGAAGGTCCTCTCGTCAACATTAACCAGTTCTATGCTGCGCTGGAGGTAAAGACTCCACCAAAGGCCGGAGATACTGTTGAATTCAACGGCCGAGCGCTTAAATTCAAGGGCGGCGATCCAAACCAAGAATCCAACTGGGAGGAAAACTGATGGCCGGACTTGCACCATGGGATCGTCAATACGATACACAAAAGGCGACGCAGGGTCCTGGCGGCTCTGCTGCGCAATTACCGCCTTGGGCGCAAGACTATGCGCTAGACCCAGCCGCACGGCCGAAGCAGCCAGCAGAGTCGCAGCGCACGCGCATGATGGCCCAAGGGGCATCACTTGGCTGGTCCGACGAGGCGGAGGCGTCCTTTAGGTCAATATTTCCTGGCACAAAGTACGACGACGTTGTCAAGGAAATACGCCAAGAGATAAACGCCTACAAGACGGAGCAGCCAGGGGCCTCTTTGATGCAAGAGGTTGCCGGTGGAATGATGACCGGCGCTGGCTTGTTGCGCACGCTGGCTGGAAAGTCGCCGACGTTACTGAGGCTCATTGCGACAGCGGCGCCTGTTGGGGCAATTGAGGGCGGCACAATGGCCGCTGGATTAAAAGACGGCACGCCTTTGGAGCGTCTGACAGCAGTGCCAAGTGGCGCGCTGATTGGCGCTGCAGCCGGACCAGCTGGTGTGTTGATCGGTAAGGGCGCAGAGTCTACTTTCAACGCGCTCACCAACTTCGCACGGCGCCGGCTTGGTGGGCGTGGAGCCAGCATCGTGGAAAAAGAATTGCAACGCGTCATGCGTGACAGTGAATTGAGCGTTGACGAGATCATTAAAAAGATTGAGGCTGGAGAGATATTGGCGGAGAACGCCACCATCCGTGACACCGTCAGGGCGTACACACGCGGCGGCGGTCCTGCTGGGGCTACGCTGCGCGAGGCTTTGACTAGACGCCCAGGTGAGTTGCGCGAAGACGCTATGCAAACGCTAAACAAGTACTTGGCACCAAGCATGGACGGTAACGTTCGAAAAACAGTTACCGCCACGGATGATGAGCTTGCAAAGCTAGAGAACGCCATGTACGAGAGTGCATACGGCCAAGGCGCGGTTATTACCGAGCCATTGCTTAACGCCATGTCTGCTGCATTTAAGCGCACAAGGGGCAAAGCCGCTGACGATCTGGAGGAGGCTTACACTGCACAGACTGGCAACACTCCGTTTTTCACAATCAATAAGCAGGGTGAAGTGTTGTTTGACCGCGCACCAACTTTACGAGACGCCGAGGTAATACGACAAAGCCTAAGCGACATGGCCTTTGCTAAAAGAGGCTCTGGCGCTGGTAGAGGGTACCAAAGCGCGCAAGA